AGTATTATCAATAACTTGTAAGACTTTACTGTACTTAAATCTTCCACCAAATTTATTCAGATCAACAGACTCTGAGTATTTTGTAAGTGAATTATTTACTCTTGTTTTTAAGTCAGAAGAACTTGCTACTTGACTATCATTGTAGTAAATATAAGATTCAATCTCAACATAAAGAATCTTAAGATCTATAATTTTTGCATTAATGCCTGAGACTGAGTATTGTCTTAACTTTGAAAGTATATTTTCCTTATCAAAATCAGAAACAAACGTACCATTCTTTGGTTTAATGCTAATTAACACCGTTCCAAATTGAGGTGGAGTTAATTCTTCACCACCAATAACTGCAACTGATTCTGCGTTTTCATAAATTTTAGACTTTATAATTGTCTCATAATCACTTGCAGTTACTGCTCTATACTGAGAAGCATATAATCTTGGTGCAAAATAACGAATTGAATCTATAGTTTCAATGTCAGATCCATTTTGAGATCTTTGATTTGTAGTAACTGTAATTGTATTCTGTGGAATTGCATTATTATCATCGGCATCTCTTAAAGAACCTGCAAAAGAGAATGTTTCTACTCCATTTCCATCCTTTCCGCTAGTTATAATGTAATTACTGGTTATAATCGCTCCATTTTCAAGTTTTTGTCCAAAAATTCCATCACCAAAAAGAATCTGATATTTTTCATCCTGTACTTCTTGAATCAAGAAAATTTGAGAATTTGAATTAATTTGAAAAATATTATCAACTAAAGAATATTTTATTCCAAGTCCACTATCACTCGACCCCTTTACATAAACTCTAATTGTTGAAGTGTCAATAAATGAGTTGTCTAATATAAATCTTTGATCTAAAGAAGTATTTGCAGTAAATTTCTTAGTAAGAAAAGTACCTTCCTTTATTGAGATATTGCTAAATGTTGCTACCCCATTTACTACTGGAACTGTAACATTCTCAGGAATCGAAAATACATAAGAAGTGCCCCTTACAGATCCAGTACATACCAGACCCGCCTGTAAGGTCACTGTAGGGGTATAAATTGGTGTATTGTCCTGCAGGAAACTATTGGGTGCTACACTTACTGTAAATGATATTGTAGCAGTTGCAGCGTTTCTAGAGTAAGGTACATATCCAATATTTCTTGCAAGAGATACTACATTTTCTCTTACAGTTGCCGAATCCAAAAAGGATTCGTTTATAACCATATTGGAGTTGAATGCTGTAATATATGTGTTATATGCTAGGGTATCAATTAAAACAGAAAAATTAGACCCCTCAAAGTCAAAATCCGTGAATGTAGAGTTAGCACGGAGATAATCTTTAATAGAGGTCTTTATCTGATCGAAATCTAGATTTGTAAATTTAGTGAAAGGCATTTTATCTTGTTGCCTCTAGTATGAATGAAAACTGTTGCGTTGGCACTTCTTGCCCAATAATATCAAATGTAATAGTCACCTCAAATTCATTAAGATCTGGTATAGGGTCAACCTGAACAATTACATTTGTTACTCTTTGTTCATAATTATTAATTACTTCAATAATTTGATTTTCAATTGTAGAAGCAGTTGCATAATCAACAAAATCAAACAAACTGCTTCTTACATCTGATCCAAGTGTAGGGTTAAAAAACCTTTCAGTTGGAATTGTTTCGACTAAATTGCGAACTGAGCGAATAATTGCGCGTTCATTTGTCAAAACAGATAGATCTTTAGTCACCGGATGAGGGTCAAAAGATAAACTAATATCTTTAAAAGATCTGGATATCCTAGTGACTGTCATTTTCAGATAAATTCTTTACTTATTTATGATTATTTCCAAGATGTTCCATATGTTGGTTCAGTTCCGTAATCCCAATCATCATAATCATCATCATTACGAATCTTTTCATGCAATTCTTGTTGTTTTTTCAAGTCATGACGAGGTGCAAGATCGTGCATAACCTCTTGAATTATTCTTTTTTGAGGTTGGGATTGATAATCTGTCACCAAATGAGTGGTTCCCCACATTGACTTCATGTATTCCCAATCTCTATCTACGGGTAAATTTGACATTTGAGATCCTGTTTTAATGAATAAAACAGAACTTTTATAAAGGAGGTTGCTATCTCCTTATTTCTATTTAACGATCTAATTCTCTAATGTTGTAATTATCAGAATTTAAGTATTTTAAGAGTTCTAAGGCAATTAATTTTGGATTTCCATCTCCACAAGTGTATACATCGACTGCTAAACACCCATTTTCTGGCCAAGTATGGCAAGAAACATGACTTTCCGCCAATGCAATGACCACTGTACACCCTTGAGGAACAAAACAATGGGAAAATACGTTCAAAATCGTCATTTTTGCACGATTTATGCCTCTAATCATGACATTTTGAAGCGATTCGACATTGTTAATCGCTTCAAAATCAACATCATATACCTCTAAAAGTAGGTGTTTACCCATTGAGCAATGTTCCAATTCAGTTTTACACAAAAAATTTATTTATTTGATGTAAAAACCCTTCCGATAATACTCGGAGTCTTCAATAAAGGTCATATTTTCTATTTTTTCATCATTCCAAACTGGTATTGCTACCGTATTATTATATCTAAAGTCGGGATTTTGGCGAAAATGAACCTCAATTAGTCTTCCACCAATAAATTCACAATTAATGTAGTCATAATCACCTTTTAAATCATCTAAAATTTGTGGAAACTGTACATTTAAGTCAATTTTTTCCCATTTTTTCCATTTATAGTAGGGGTCATCGTCATCACGAGTTCCAAGAACAACTAGTTCTGATTTCTTGTTCTTAAAATCCACACTTAAATGAGCACCTTCAAAGATTTCACACCAAAATTCTGCTGGGTGAATGTGATCAGTGTACTTATATAACCATTCTTTACTAGCAAACCGCCCCATTCCAAGTAAATTAAAGGATGGGCGAACAATATAAAAGTCGGGTTTAGGAACTGTAGTCCCAGCAGGACCACATGTATAACCTAAAACCCGACTTAGAAATAATTTATTATAAACCCAGAGGTCTGATGGATGTATTTGATTCCATTCATCATTACCCTCTAGTAAATTCATTATCCTTTACCTTGACCCCTATATTTCTTACGTGCTCCATTACGAGAAGATGAAGCATACTTAGTTCCTCCACCTGCTCCTTGACGAGATTTCTTAGGAGGCCCCGGAATATAAGAACTGTTCTTTAGTGATCCGCCTTTTGCCATAATTGTTTCTCCGATAAAATTTCAGTTTCAAGATCTTCAGGTCTTGGAGAACCTGTCTGATAATATTGTATCGACAGATCCTCCATAACATTGAAATATTCTTCCTCTGTAAGACTTGTATAAATTCTACGGCCCTTACAGAGAATATTGTAAGTTTCTGTTTTCATGGTAATTCTAAAACTCCTATAATATTTTTATGGGATTTTAATTTACCTTTAGATATTGCAACCAATTTAGTAGCTGCATAATTATTCTCCCTGGAAAATTTACTTATGTTTTCTATGTTAATTTTAGACCCACATTCAAATTTAATTTCATATTTTTACAGAATGCGGGTTTTTTCGTGTCCAACGCGAATACGAGGGTCACACCAAATTTCAAAACCTGCTTCTTTTGCATCCAGGCAGAATGATACATCTTCACCACACATATCCTGAACTTCCCCAGATTCAAAGACTTGCATCTTTGGTGCAAACCAGGGATACTTCATTTCGGAATGCTCAAAGACACCATTTTTGATGAGTACCCAACCAAAACCAGTGTAGTCAACTGTAAATGGTTTACGACGCTTTGAGATGCTTTCAACCGTTTCATGATTCATTACACCACCATTACCTCTGAAATCATCTTCATCCAACCAATGTGCCACTGAGGTTGTGTGCCCATCTTCCGTGGCATACCAACCCGCTGCGATGTCTTTGTCCATCAGTACAAGTTGCCAAAACTTTTCAGTATTGAATACAATGTCAGAATCAATCCAAAGTTGCCAATCATAATTGAGTTTGCCATCCCAGGGAATCTGATCTGGTCCACGCAGTACATTCGCACCTAAACATTTGCATCTTGCAAAGTTTACCATCGATGAATAGTCCTGCGAGATCTGGATACTTGCTCCCGATTGTACAAGGTCAAAACAGAGTTGTACAAAGTTTTTGAGATAGGTATATGAAACTCCTCTTCCAGGTAGACAAAAGACAATGGATTTTCCTTTTACCATTTCTTTTGCTAGATTATAGTCCCATTCTTGTTCTTGTGAGGCAACTGGTGCCTTTGCTTTTACTGTAAAACCACGCGCCATAATTGAAAAGTAGTTACTGTCATATCATACAACAGTATCTATAAGAAGTCAATCCGCCTCTGTCAGAACAACCTCGCCATTTTCAACTAAAAATTTAATTCGAGTGTCTTCGTACCACTCCAATTCATTTATAATTTGTTCTGGTATGGTGATGTAATATTGTCCGCTAATTGGGTCGATCTCTATAGACTCAAAAATATCTCCGGAATTTTTTTTCATTATAGGGGAATATAAAAGTTATTTTTGTTTTTTATATAGCGGGGAATTTTTTCAATACTCTCTCTTCTTTTGCAAATCCTTATAGGGCATAAAAATTTCTCCGGAATTTTTTATTTTAGCATATATTTAACACCCAAAAGCAAGACTTTGTAGACTCCAGGGACCCATTGATTTTTATATCGCATCCCCCCGACCCGCCCATAAAGGGCGCTTAACTGTCAAACACGAACGAATAAAATATCCTAATCAGTCACAGATAGGGCGGCAGGGTA